CGTCGGGCAGGTTAAACAGCTCAAGTGTTTCAGCCAAGCAAAACTCGCCGGACTGAAGCATGAACGGGTCATCCTCTGTTCTGTCTGCAATGTTGATACGCACCAGCTCAGAGCTGTAGATGCTTTCAATCATCAAGTGATCGCCCAAGCGCAGGTCAAGGCTGGCTGGGTTCAGCAAGTCTTCATCGAATGGGACGACCATCTGGCTTTGTCGGCACCTTGCCTTGATCTCCCAATCACACAGGACCGCCATGCTTTGCCAAAAACATCACTCTATGGCTCATCAATAAAAATGGCCCAGCCACTACGCGGTCCATCAACTTGCCAACGCTGGTGAAACTCAGCTTGGCGAACCCTGATGCGATGACCAGACAATGCAGCGTTATGGCCGCCGTGAGCCATGTCAGGCAGGCCCATTGGATCGCTCATGAGCCATTCACTGTCGCTGCTGTAGCGGCCTGCATAGCCGTGGATCACAGACCAATGCCCGCAAGTTTCACTACCGCACATTGGCGGCTCGCCACGCATCAAATCACCAGCATGCAGCCATCCCACTAAAACGACGCGGCCATTGTCGATCTCAGTTTCAATGTCTGAGGCGTCTGCCGTTTGGGTAAAACGCACCCTTAGCCCAAGGCTTGTGAGAGCTTTGACCTGAGCCATGACAGAAGACGTATCGCCAAACTGTTCCCGGATACGGTTGTATTCCTCATCGCTGGCGACTTTTCCATGGAAGGCTGCTGCCATGGCTGCGGCGCTGGTGAAACACATTCGTGCCCCATTCGGTAGGTCCAGCTGGCGGAAGTAGGTAGGCATGTAGACCTCTTGGTCAATACCGCTAGCTCGCCATGCCTCAAACCAAGAGGAGTCTTCATCCAGAATGCTTTTTGGCAGGGCTTTTTCAAGCTCTGCAATAGCAGCCAGCTGGTGGGGCGTACCACGAAAAAAAGTGAAAAACGGCAGTAGGGCCAGGCCCATGGCCATCACCAGCAAGGTCACTTGGATGATGCCGGAAGCCAACTACTTTTCAACTCTTGTGTCAGGCAACAGCAAATCCTTCAGGTGCTTCACCGCAAGGTCATCCAAATCATTGTCAGTGCGGGTGACAATCTTTTCCAGCATCGCCACAATCAGCTCTTTGAAAGCTCTTGAGCGCCACATGGTCATGACCAGGGGCTTGATGATTAGAAGCATTGGCCTGGCTTGGTTACCCTTAAAGCGTAGCTCTGTCCTGCTATGGCCACCAACCCCGAAGAGCAGCACGAAAAAGAAGGCATCTGCATGGCAGATGTCGTCAAAGCTTTAGTACTTGCTTGGAGTGCAGCACTGTTAACGGCTTCGTACTTGGGCATCTTCCCTCAGATGAAAATGGACAATACGTTCGTGGCATCACTGCTGACAGGTGCGATGGCATCGTTCGGCATTGAGCGGAAGAACAATGGTGGTGGCAACAAGAAGCCGACTATCGTTGACAACAAAGACACCAAAGCTGGCATCAAATGACCCGCACACTTTTGGTATTGGGCATCACTTTGGCGGCTGCATTGCCTGCCCAGGCAGACATCACCCACAAGATTCAGTCCTCTGTGCAACTGCAAGTAGATGGCGCTGCATCCCAAGCTTCAAGAATTGGCAGCACCCTTTCTGTTAGTGGCAGCAACGTCACTCTGGATACTGCTCCTGTGCTCGGGACTCTCACTGCTGGTTCTGCTGTGGGTTATACGCCAGGTGCCTACAGCATCACAACAGCTGGCGACGCCTTCAGCTACAGCGAGTCCTACATCGAGGGTGATGCCACCCCAACAGCAACCTCAGTGAGCAGCGGTGTTGTCACCAGCCTGCCGATGCTTGGCAACACGACGACCACTTCAGGTGGTGTGGCTGGAAGCCTTGCTGGAACGATCGCATCAGATGGGGCGATGACAATCACAGCCGGTGGCGCTGGCACTACCGCGACTGGTCAAGTTGTTCTCAGCATCGAAGTTGACTGATGCGCTGGTTTTTGCTGCTGTTGTTTTCTGCGCCAGCAGCAAACGCCGTGCCAGTGGTGCCTCAGTTCACGCAAGGCACAATGACCAGCCATACAGAAACAACCAGCAAGGTCACTGAAACGATCGTCAGTGAAAACTATTCCACTGGCTTTGAATACAGTGCCAGCGGTGTCAACATCACACCAGACGGACCAATCAATCCAGTTTCCAGTACAACGGTCAACGGATGGACCTCATTAGGCGAGCGGCCAAATTGGTCAATCACCAAGCCCGGCGAAGCCTTTCAGTTCGTCGAAAGCCTCAAAGGCCCTGGGCTTTCCAACGTGACAACCATCCAACGCGTGACAGAAATCACAAGCGTTACGGATACGGTTTCATCCTTCTCGGAATAATTAGCGCAGCACCAGTAAACGCACAGGATGTCGGCGGCATATCTGCAACGGCAAGCCCAACAGCAACCAGCAGCGGATCTGTTTCAAATCAGGCTGTACAGATCATGCAGGGTTCTGCAATCACCAACACCTACGGCGGGAACATTCAATGCCAAGGGCCGACGCTGACAGTGACGCCATACCTGAACAGAACCAAGTCATGGGGCCTGCCTTACGAATACAGCTACCCAGATCCGGTGTATGACCTGTCGGATTTGGATGACGACGGCAGGTTGGACAACCCAGGCGACGTGCTGTTTTTCAAGGACACAAGAACCGGTCAAAAAGACAATCACAACTGGAACTTGGGCCTGTCGATTCAGGCAACCATCCCACTAGACCAAGGTCTACAGGATCGCTGCAAACAGGCAGTGGATACGCAGCTGGCCTTGCAGCAGCAGCACTTGGCTAACAAGCGGCTTGACTTTGAGATTTCAAGGCTCAAGCATTGTGGCGAGCTGATGATGAAGGGCATCCGTTTCGCCAAGGGCAGTCCTTATGAAAAGGTATGCCGCGACGTGCGGATCCATAAACCTGCACCGCACACACACGCTATTTCCGCAAAGACCTCTGGAACTTCCGACGCTCACTGACACTTTCTGGTTTCGGTTTTTTGCCGATTGCCTGCTGAAGTTTCTTCGCCAACTTCTTAATCGCCGGCCTGATTGCTTTGAGCAGTATTGGGGTTGCCAAGGCTGCTGACACAGCAATAGCTGATGTTCCAGCAGTGTTGACCGCCTGGGGGATCGTGGGAATCGCCTCAACAATTCGCTGAGTCAACGGCTTTGTTTCTGCCTTTGGCTTTGGCGTTTGTGCTGGCGGTGCCGGCGGTGCGGGTTGTTCTTTTTTCGGCAGCTTGACCGGCGGTGGTTCTGCAGCTGGTGGTTCAGCAGGTCGCGGCCTTGCAGGCTTCACAGGCTGCGGCTCAACTTCAGGCTCCATGCCCATTGGATTGAAGTGCGGCAAATCGATCACCGGCACACCAACATCAAGGGTTATTGGTGGCGCCTGCGGAATCGCAACAGGTGGCAGATCAACAGACGAGTTAATCTCAGGTATAACGATTTCACGGATTTCCATGAAGGCAGAGCGGTTTACTGCTGGCCAGCTGTGGATTGAACGTAATCGCAGGCGTGAAGGCCCGCCTGTTGTTTACACCGTTATGTCAGGCAAAACTGCTAGGCCATTTACAGAGCCAAAGGCAATCCTCAAATGGGTCAAATGGCCAAAAGGAACACCAACTGGTGATGCTTTACGCGGATGGTTGGCGTCGTTTGACGAGAAACCTCAAGCACCCGCGCCAGAACTTGATATGGCAAAAATCAAGGCTGAAGGCTTCGGGCCTGAAGCTTTTGACGAGGATCCAACTGCTCATACCAAGATGGTCACCTGAGAACCCCGTCCTAGGCGGGGTTTTCTTG